GTAGTCAGAATGGATTATCCTCACCTATATAGAGCTGCGTGCTCCTAGTTAAGCAGTTTTATCCAGACTGAGACATCGTCACCGGAAAGCCTCGCGTACGCGCGTAAAGCGGCGATCAAATCTTCGCGCAAATGCCATGGCTGGTCGGCTCTGTCCTCCTTCCATTCTATGACTTGCGCTCTGTGCTTCTCTAGTTGCGCTACCTTTTCCTGTGCAGGCAAATTACTCCATTTTAGGATCATATTAATCCATGTACGCAGATCCGAGATGTACGCTCCTGAAACTAGTGTGACGTATAAATGACCTGACAGATCCAGCCCCATAGATTTAACTAGGTCCGAGTACTCATGCGCGTGCGGCTCCCGTATGCGAAGTGTGGAGGACACGGAACGCAGCCCGACAAATCGGCAGAGAGAGACATCCGGTACGCAGGGGGTATACACACGACGCCAAACCACTGCGAAAGACGCTGCCCAGGATGGATCGAAAGATGGCGTGGGAGAGCAGTACCCTTTCCAAATCATCCACAAGATAAACCCAAGGCCATCGTTGACCATGTGCGAGTCCGTAGAACATCTAAGCATGAGCATCTGGGCGGGAAAGGGTCTGTCATTGTAGGAAAGCGTGCGCGATTGCCGAATCCAAAAGGTCGAAATCTCGCTCTTGAGTGCAACATTAATTAACGACTCTGGCGGTCCATTGCCTTCGTTCGTCAGGTAGAATAGATCAGCACGTGGGCCGTGTTCATTCTTTAATCCATCGGAAGTTTCAATGGCTAGGTATTGGCAGTTCAGGCGTCGCAAAACTCGTCCACGCATGACGCCGTGGTACATTTGTACCCCTAGTCGTACCCTGTTCAGATCGACGCGTTGGCGAGTAGGGCGCGGCAGCCATGGTCGGCCAGAAAAGACCAGCAGGTTTCGAACTTCATACATGTCCTGAGGCGCTCCCGGCTGGAAGAGTAACGCGGACGTGAGCACGTCCATCGCGTCATCGAAAGGGACTCGCGTCTTCAGTAATGCGAGAGAAATCCACGCTCTGTTCCCCTCCGCTATAGACACCCCGAGACGATCTTCATGTTTGCATTGTGACTCCCAGTGCCGATCAGACATCTCTCCTCTGTCCGTACGAACATCCCAAAGCAATAGCGTAGTTCCACGAGCCGTCCGGTATGGCAATAGATCTTTCTCTTGCCGAATGCAATCCTTGTGGCACGAGACATTAGTGTCGAACGCTTCACATATTATTGGATCGATTAATATCCACCTAATCCTGCTAAACCGCTCTGGCTCCTTCTTTCGGAATTGCTTGACTGTACGCCCATCCCCAGCACCAACATAGATCACAGTGTCAACGCGGAATGTCGCGTAGTCGAGCATACTCACGAGTTTCTCGTCTGTTGGCCCATCACCTTGTAGGGGACGGATTTCATCTGATAAGCTATTAGCGAGTGGTGGCATCTGAGGACATCCAAGTATGCGCTTTTCACACGCTAGATCTCGAGCGAGCGTCTCGATCTCTGAGCCGTTGAAGAATTCTGCGCGGGTCCATGCGTACTCCCGAACTAAGTCGCCAAACCGCTGTCTTAAACGAAGCCTCTGCCGCCCAATCTGAGTCTCTAACTCTTTCATGGACCTTACATTCCGAACCCGTATGTCAGGCGTCAGGGTGGCATCTGCCAGGGTGACCTTATCATTCGCACCTCCGACGAAGAGGAATCCGTGCGCACGCGCCACGCGATAGGGCATGCCCCGTATCGGTCCTGTCGCATAGACATCTGTCGCATACGTTCCGTTCTGTATCCATAATTGGTTCTTTGTTTCCGTGCCCGTTAACCGCCAGACTGGTAGATATGCGTCCGCAAGGAGGTGAGCGAGTGAGCTCGAGATGTGGATTACTGCATGAGGGTCCATTTTAAAC